CAAGCCAGATGAAAATCAAAGTTGTTGGTCTCCTTGTGTGTGTTGGGGTTGCCCTCCCCCTATGGCGTTATTGGCGCCCTAGGTTCCGGAAACTGAAAGACATTGACCATGAGGAGAGAACGCTCGCCGAATCGCACCTGGTCGGAGCGGAGCAAGAGGAGTTACAGGTGCCAGGGGTCGCGACCGATAGTCAGTCAACCCTGATGGCAGATAACGCCGTCAAGACGGTTAAGCGTCACCGACGGCTGCGCAAGGGTAAGGCATTAGCCTACAGACATGTGGTGTTGTCAGAACTTAAGGTTCGGTTCGGTTGTCCCGAACGCAACGCTGCTAATCTGGGGGCTGTGCGTCGCGCTGCGTATGCCATTATGGGTGACCACGGGCTACGACCTTCACACCAGCATGCCTTAATTGGGATGCTGGTGGAGAGCACTTTCATACCTGATCAGTATGATTGTGCGGCGGAACAATGGAGATTGTCTTGGGCAGTTAAGGAGAGACTGCTGTATTTCAAATCCTTGGGTGTTAGATCCTGGTGGCAACACTAGGATTGCGTGCTGAGACTCAGTGCGCTTCAGCATCACAGTGTGCTGGAGCACCCTGGTCTGGCTACTGAGTACTCAGTACGCTCGAGACCCAAGGAGAGGTATGCTTATGTCCTTCCAGGCCTGAGCGCTCCAAACCGCGTCTTGCAGATCAATGATGGCTCTATACATACTCTTAGAACAGCCTTACTTGAACGTATGTTCTACTGTAGGGTGGACGCTGGAGTTGAAGAGCCACCACAAATACCTCGTGCTACCATTGAGTGTTCGCTTTCTAAATTCCGGAGTAAGATCATTCGCCATTATGGACCCAAACCCACCCCCGTTTCCCCTGAACAATTTGTTGAGATGTACGTGGGTCGACGAAGGACCGTAATGGAGAATGCGTTGAAAAACCTTGATCATTTTGGATTGAAGCGTGAACACGGATACACGAGAGCTTTTGTGAAACTGGAAAAAGTGAAGGCTGCCAAAGCTCCAAGGTGTATTCAACCTCGCGCCCCTGAATATAATATTTCGGTGGGTGTGTTTTTGAAACACATTGAGCATCATATTTATGGTGCTATACAACGGAGCTTCGGCAGCGCCACCCCGATAGTTGCCAAAGGGCTTAATGCCCGAGAAGTTGGCCAAGTGCTGTGGGATAAGTGGTCTGAGTTTTCAGACCCGGTAGCTGTGGGACTAGATGCTATGTCTTTCGACATGCATGTCTGTGCCGCGATGCTGGGATGGGAACATTCCGTCTACTTGTCCTTATATGCTGAGCACCATCAAGTTTCCGAGTTGCGGAAACTATTGAAGTGGCAGATAGATAATCACGGAAGTGGCTACTGCTACGATGGGAAGCTTAAGTATAACGTGCTTGGTCGACGGTTTAGCGGTGATATGAACACCGCTATGGGCAACTGCATTATTATGTGTGGGGTGGTTTATTCTTATCTTAGTGAGCGTATTGACCACTATCAAGTGGTCAACAACGGCGATGATTGTGTAGTGATATGCGAGCGACGAAATCTTTCACTCCTTGATGGGCTGTCCGACCATGCTAGAACCCTTGGGTTCAAACTGGTTGTTGAGAAGCCCGTCTATGAATTGGAGCAGATAGATTTTTGCCAAGCTAGTCCTGTGGAGTTAGGTGGGGGCTGGACCATGGTCCGTGAACCCACCAAGGCGCGCGAGAAGGATTCAATGTCCTTGTTGCACCACCAGAATGCAATATCAGTACGCCGTTGGATGACAGCGGTCGGTGAATGTGGTTTGGCCCTATGTAGTGGCTGTCCCATGATGCAGGAGATGTACCTCGCTCTGCTCCGTAATGGGGTGGACAAGGGGAACCTCCATATGGCTATGGGTATGGACACGGGTGCGAGTTTTCTCGCAAAGGGCATGGAATCACGAGCTACCGATATTACCCCGCAAGCCCGTATTTCATTTTATAGAGCGTTCGGATACACTCCTGATGAACAAATAGCTCTAGAACTAGAATTTAAGAAATGGAGCTGTAGTGGGGAAATTGGTGACGTGGCGGAACTTGACGTTATACCAGTGATCAATATGTAGGGGGGTGCACCCCCCGTGTGATTACAATGCCCAACGTAATAGTACCAACCCGCGGCCAAGCCGCATCAAAGATGAAAAAGACGCAACGGAAGATTAAGAAAAAGGAACGAAAAGTTGAGCAGCAGCTCACAAAGCTTGGATCCATGTTCCGCTATTTGGGCTCGGGAGCCGGTGGAGCCATTGGCGGATACTTAGGTTACCCTGTAGGAGGAGCGGCTTTGGGCCACTCCCTAGGAGCTTCCCTCAGTAAGTGGCTAGGATCAGGAGATTATGCGATTGACAAGAATTCAATTTTGAGTACCGGTGATGTGCCCAGTATGCATCGCAGTGGCGAGAGCATTAGGGTGCAACATCGGGAGTTTGTCATGGAAGTGTTGGGAGATACCTCTTTCAATGTGAGACGTAGTATCACATTGAATCCAGGGCTCACAGCTTCATTTCCTTGGCTATCACAGGTAGCTTCCTGTTACTCTGAGTATCGAGTGCATGGCATGGTGTTTCATTATGTGCCAACGAGCGGTAGTGCAGTTAGTACAACCAACCCAGCATTGGGTTCGGTCATGCTGCAGACCACCTATCGTAGCACAGACTCAGTACCAACCACAAAAATCGAATTGCTCAATGAATATTGCGCCAATGAGTGTGTTCCGAGCGACACACTGTGCCACCCTATCGAATGTAACCCCAAAGAAAATCCTTTTCAGATTCAGTATGTACGCGGAGTTAATCCGCCTAGTGGGGATTCGAAATTGCTATACGATCTTGGAACTACTCATGTCGCCGTCAGCGGTATGCCTGCGGCGGGCAATGTGGTGGGTGATATCTGGGTGACGTATGACGTGGAGTTTAAGAAGCCTGTCGTTACTAGTAACGTTACAAGCTATGATTCTTTCTTCGCGTCTGCAACACCTAGTTCCACTCATGTTTTTGAGATTTTGGGAAACCAATCTCCCGGTATCTTTTATGGAGGACTTAGTGCCACCAATGCTATCGGGTTTGATACCATCCCTGGCAAGTATTATACTTGCACTCTCATTATTACCTCTAGCGGAGGTGCTGATACTGTATCAGCAATTTCTGCCACCATTGCCGGAGGTTCACAAGTTACCCCACCCTATGGCGTTGCCTCTGACAACGTCAATATCACTGGGGCGTCCGTTGGTGGACTAGCTTGGGTTCGCACCATCAAAGCATCTAGCACTAGCGTCACTTTGACGTTCTCTGTGCCTACTACTACAGGGACTTGGGTCCACACAACATTTGCTGCTGCTGGTTACTGGTAACCGCACAAAAGAATAAAAATAGAAATCATGCATGTACCAATATAACTCCCCGCTTTACATGAGATTTAGGATCAATAGAATACGATACCATCCTATCCATCAACTCCTTCCTTGATGGTGTGGGCCGGGTGGTGGGCGTCGGAAGGGTTGTACCCGAAGATCTTATGTGAAGCTTGCACATGGCAAGACAGATGATAGTGGTCCACTTAGGTGGGGGCTGCCACGTATCAAGACCAGTACTTTAATTC